CGCCAGTGTTTGCGTCATACACTAGCTTGTTGCGATAACGACTCATGACATCACGCAAGTATTGTTCTGCCTTGACCTTGGGGAGATTGCCAACATCAATGTAGAAAATTCTACGCTCGGGTGCGCGTGATAGTCTGTAGATAACAAGAGAATCTTCAATCATTCTAAGTTGATTGAGAGACTTGATTGCCTTATGAAGGAAACCAAGAGTCATTCTTTTGTTAAGATCTTGTAGTCCAGATGGGCAGAACGTAATAGAATCTACTGCCATCTTGACACCTTGGGACAGTGACATATCGCCAACTGGTCCAAGAGTACCACCTTTATAAAATCCTTTTGGATTGTAAAGATAGTAATCAACAAACGTACCGTATTCGTACTCAAGCGCAGTGCCCTTGATTGCCTGGCGTGCTAGAGCATCTTTCGGTTTATTGTCAATTTTTTGACGGACCTTCTTGATCTTCATTGGATCAATGTAACGAAGTTCCGTAATACCTTTCTTTGGATTGTCTAGATCAATAACCTTATGATAAAATAATCTTCCATCAATATACCAAGATCTGACAATCTCATGAGCACGATTGTCAAAGTTTAACAAACGTTTGAGATACTCAAACTCATCACGAATTTTTTTCTTGATTCCCATGCCAGCATCTAGGTTATCTAGATTAATTTCCACGGGAGTATCATGAGCATCGCTCACAATAAATTCGTTGACTACTTCGTCAACTGCACTATCCACTTCTGGATGTAGTGCCATATCACGATAACGACGGATCATCTCAAACTCATTGCGAGCTTGATTATCCGTATCTACATACGTTCCATAATACCCACCAGCAGCAACGGCGATGGGTTCATCAGCAGAAGGAGGGACGGGGGATTGACCCCTCTGCCCCTCCTTTCTGTTAATCTGGAAGCCAAATAACTGACTCATGATTAAAATACAAACAGTTGAGCGTTCAACTATTTATCAAGCTACGCCAATGCCAGAAACACCAGCGCGTGTGCCACCTTCAGCAGTGAAGAATGAATACTGCCACTCAACAGTGAACTCTTCAATTTGATCATTGCTATCGTAAGCAAGATCAATTGGAGAAACGTTAGTTGGGAAGCAATGATGTAGTTCGTAAGTTCTTAGAACTGCACCTTCTGCACTAGCATCCTTCTCTAGTTGCTTAACAAATAGGTTAGCCATGTAACCATCATTGTTGCTAGGTCTGAATAGTGGAGCGGTGTTATCATCATGGGTGTTGATGCTGTTTGCCCACTGTTCAAAGAAAGAACGTAGTTTGAAGTCCTTGTCATTGAAGAAGGTTGCAGTCCAAGTATCAAAGGTGCGGTCACCTGCGATCTTAACTGTTCTTCCTCTAAAAGGAACTTCAATCACACCCAGGTTAGAACCTGGGAGTGCTGCTGATTTACAGAGAACGTTGACCAATTGCTGTTCTTCGTTCTCTTTGCTTAGAGTCTGGGGAAATTGAACATCCACCAGGAACATATTGGGTTTGACACCTTGCCCAATAGTTTGTAAAAATGTACTTACGTTAGACGTTGCCATTTGTTAATACCTCGTAATTTTTTCTCGTTATACTATTAATTATCTACCGACGACTTCAGCGAACGAGACGCCCGTTCTAGTTGCTGTAACAGTAACAGTAACGTAGTTGATAGAGCGTGTAGGCTTGAGGTAGAGTTCAGCAACAAACTCATTTCTGTCAATGACTTCAGGAGTATTGTTGGTTTCGTCGCAAACCACTAGATAGTCAACAACACCTCTTCTTGCTTGGACCTCAGAAAGATAAGATCCAATAGCAGCAGAGAAGTTAGAACGTGTGGTAGTGTCATTCTGCTCAAAGAGTACAGACTCTGCAAGTCCTCTTGCTCTCTTTTCTACATTGAGGAAGAGACGACGGACGTTAATTCTGTCAAACGCAGAAGGAGATGCGAGTGCTGTCTTGTCACCAAATAGGATAGGACCAGCACCAGGAAATGCAACGATTGGGTTAACTGCAGAGGTGTAAAGTTCGTCTCTCTGTGCCTTGTTAGGATTGAAAGCGAGTTTTACAACGTTCTGTAGACCACCACGGTTGGTGCCTGCAGGAGAGAACCAATCATCTAAGATTGCAGAAGTGGAAACACATAGACCAGCAACGTCACCGTTACAACCAATATAACGATACTTATCGTTAAAGCGGTCATAGACATACTTGATTCCACTAGACTTAACAACATAAGAGCTGGATGCAATTGTATCCATAAACTCTAGAGTGTTTGCAAGTTGAGTTGCAGGAGTGAGAGCAGAACCACCAGAGGTAGCAACCTGATCACCAGTCCAAGGAGAAACGAATGCGATACAATCCTTTCTGCTGTTTGCAACTGCAGCAACATAACCTGCCTTAGAACGAGTATCTGCCTCGTTAGCAGCGTCTCCACCTTGTAGAACAAAATCTACAGTGGTTTCTTCTGTGTCTAGGAATAGATCATATGCAGTTTGGATTTCACCAGCTGTGTATGCATAGTCATCAACAGCACCAGATAGAGCACCACCAGCAGTAGAAAGAATATATGCTAGAGTCGCTGTAGAAGTAGAAGTAGCACCATAAGATGCAGCAGTAGCACCAGGATCTTCACCAGGAGCAGTGAAATCAGCAGATGCTAGTGCAGCACCAGCATAGATGTAACGAGAATACTCATTAACATAATCTTTCCAATAAGAAGAACCACCTTCGGGTGTCTTAGCATCAGTTAGTTTAGAGAGATATGTTAGTCTCTCAACAATAGTGTTAGTTGCAGTATCAACAACGGCAACGTGAACTTCGTCAGCGGATAAGAAACGCTCGGAAGCAAAAGCAGAAGTTCCAGGACGTGGAGCAATTGCTTTGTAAGTTAAACCAGTGTCAGCAATTGGAAGTGCGTTCCAATCAGAAGCAGTAAATGCAGATTGAGTGAAGCTGTTACCAGTTACTGCTGCAGCAGCACCGTGCTTAATACCAACGGTGTTAGCGTCAATAACAACAGTAACTTCGTGGTCAGTTGTTGAACCATCGCTAAGCGTATCGCCAACGGATAGACCGTGACCTGCCTTAGTCATCTTGGAATCAGCAACCTTGTCAACGATTACAACACGAAGGTTGTTACCGTCAGCACCAGCATCTCTAGCAGCGAATCCTGATGTATAGACACCAGCATCAAATGCATCTTTGTCAGCGATAAGAAGCGCAGATCCAGATGAGACAGCGTTAGTGACGCCAGTTGTTGCACGAACAACTGCGAGTTGACCGCCGTAACGAAGGAATTCAGATGCTACCAACCAATCGCCAGCGTTAGCCTCGGATGGTGCGCCGAAAGTATCAATAAGTTGTCTTTCGGAAGAAATGTTTACGATTTTGCCTACAGGTCCTTTGCGAAATGAAGAAGCGATAGCAGCACGAAGTGCGCTAGAACCTACAACAACAGCATTGGATAAATCACGTTCTCTAATAACAACACCAGGCGAGACTTGACTTGCCATTTTTTTACCTCTTAGATATCAAATTTATCTAAAAGTATTTAGAAATTCCTATCGCTCAAGAGGGGAAACAATGCATGAACAACCTACCAGTCTGGATACTCGTAATCTGACAGTGGTCCTTTTCCCTTTCTATTATTTAGAATTCTCTTGACCGTACAATCCTTGCATTCGTATGAATATGCTGACGGTAATCCTCTCTTGGATTTCCTAGTCATGTAGAAATCTTCAATTAGGTTTTTCTTCTTTCCACATGCGCGACATATCCTTTCTTTGAAAAGAAGGTGTTCCAGACTGAACTGATCCCCAATATCCATCAGTAGTTCCACATATAACCGACTTCTTCTTGCTTGTCTCCGTATGCCCACAGATCGCCATCTGCATCAACAAAGGTATCGTCGCCCATACCATCGTCAATAAACCCAAAAGGAGCCATGTCTTGCTCAATCTGATTTCTTTGTTCATCATAAATTCTCCTTCGGATATCTTGATCCGTCATTTCTTTAAAGTATTCTTGCATGACTAACCATGCAAAGAGAACCATACACATTACAAGGTCATCATGGTATCCCTCGTCTGCTTCCCAAGCTTGTTTCTTTTGTACAAATGTAGTGAGTTCTTGGAAGATCTGGAAGTCGTTAAACAACAACTTGTCTTCCTCAATAATTGCTTTGAGATTTGCACAACCGATCTTCTTCACGGTTACACTCATTTTTACACCTAGTTGTGTTTTTGATCCTGAGAATCCTTGTCCGACGACTTGTCCTGCTCTACCGCGCATAGCGCACATAAGGACATTAGGATATTC